GACGACGAAATGAGTGCTACGGCTCTTGGTTTGCACAGCAAGTTAGAAAAAGATTTCGGGAAACAATATATTGGTTCGGAAGAGTATTTTAAGAGAATTGACGCTACAATGCGTAAAAGATACCCCGAGTATTTCGGGAGCGAAACAAAAGACACCCCCGAGGAAGAGGAAAAACCTCAGACTCGTGCCAAACCAGCAAGTAACGTAGTGGCTCCGGCTACACGTAGTACTGCGCCAAAGAAAGTGAAACTAACAACTACGCAAGTCGCAATTGCTAAAAAGTTAGGAGTACCTCTAGAGTTATACGCCAAAAAGGTTGCTGAACAAATGAATGGAGAAAGATAATGGAACAAAATCGTAAACCACGTAGTACTGAAACTCGTGAAACAACCGCACGTCCAAAGCAGTGGGCGCCCGCGGAGCTCTTGCCAGAACCTGACAAGCAAGCCGGTTTTGCTTACCGCTGGATCCGTGTTTCAATGCTTAACAATGCTGACCCACGTAACCTCTCTGCCAAATTACGAGAAGGTTGGGAGCCTGTTAGAGCTGAAGAACAACCCGCATTACAACTGCTAGTCGACCCAAATAGTCGTTTTAAAGACAACATCGAAGTCGGCGGGTTATTGCTTTGCAAGACGCCAATTGAATTTGTTCAGCAACGGAACTCACACTTCCAGAAGCTAACAGATGACCAGACAGCGGCTGTAGACAATAGCTTGATGAGAGCCAACGATCCACGCATGCCATTGTTTAACGACAAGAAGTCAAGCGTATCGTTCGGTAAAGGCAAGTAATTTTTATTAATTTAAGGAGTATTTAAATGGCTTATCCAACAGTAAGCGCTCCATACGGTTTTAAACCTGTTAATCGTCAAGATGGCATGGCATATGCTGGTGCGACTACCCAATACGGTATCAAATCAGTATCAACAGCTATCTATAACGGTGACCTAGTTTATATCGCCGATGGTGTCGTTAAATCAACAGTAACATCTACTTCAGTAATTTCAGTTGCTAACCAAGCAAACTTGACAGCTGGTGTATTTGTAGGCTGCCAGTACGTAAACACTTTAGGTCAGACAGTTCAGTCACAGTATTACCCAGGTAACGCTGCCGCTTCTTCTGCTATCGCTTATGTGGTAGTTGACGAAAACGCTGCTTACAAAGTAGCTGTAACTAACGGTTCAGACGCGATGTCTTCAACAACACTAAAAGCTATTGGTGTTAACTTAGCTGTAGACCAAGGTACCGGCTCTGCAACTACTGGTAACTCTGGTAACGGTGTTGTAGCCCCATCAGCTGGTTCTGGTAACGCTGCTACATTGCCTGTTAAGGTGATTGCAGTTGTTCCTGAGACAGCTATTAACGCAACAAACTTCTGCGAAGTGATTGTTGTTTTGACAAACCCACAGTTGACAACCGCTACTGGCGGCGTTGACTTCGCATAAGGAGCTACTTAAATGGCTATTTCACGCGCACAACTCTTAAAAGAGTTACTACCTGGATTGAACGCATTGTTCGGACTTGAGTATGCTCGCTACGGTGAAGAACACAAAGAAATCTACGATACAGAGACTTCTGAGCGTTCATTCGAAGAAGAGACAAAACTTTCAGGCTTCACAGCTGCCCCTGTTAAAAACGAAGGCTCAGCCATCGCTTATGACAACGGTCAAGAAGCTTGGACAGCTCGCTACACACACGAGACTATCGCAATGGGCTTCAGCTTAACTGAAGAAGCTATCGAAGATAACTTGTATGACAGCTTGTCTGGTCGTTACACGAAAGCTTTGGCTCGTTCAATGGCTTACACTAAGCAAGTTAAAGCTGCTAACGTTATCAATAACGGCTTCACAGCTGGTTATACTGGTGGCGACGGCAAGACTTTGTTTGCAACAGACCATCCATTGATCTCTGGTGGCGTAAACAGCAACACACCATCTACTCAATCAGACTTGAACGAAACATCATTGGAAAATGCTGTTATTCAAATCGCTGCTTGGACAGATGAGCGTGGTCTTTTGATCGCTGCTAAGCCACGTAAGTTGATCGTTCCACCTGCATTGCAATTCGTTGCAACACGCTTGTTGGAAACTGAACTTCGTGTTGGTACAGCCGATAACGACATCAACGCAATCAAGAACAACGGTTCTATCCCTGAAGGTTACACAGTTAACCACTTCTTGACAGATAGCAACGGTTGGTATTTGACTACTGATGTACCTAACGGTATGAAGCACTTTGTTCGTACACCTATGGCAACTGGCATGGACGGCGACTTCGACACTGGTAACGTACGTTACAAGGCTCGTGAGCGTTATTCATTCGGTTACTCAGATCCATTGGGTATGTTCGGTTCATCTGGTGCGGCTTAATCTGCACTAGTATGACGAGGGGGCCTTCGGGCCCCTTTTTATTTGCAGAAAATAGTTGCAACTTCTTAAAAAAGTAGTAATATCTAGGAAACCGGGTAAACCGGCTTGTTAGACTGCCCCGGCAGACGATATACCGACTAATGAGCTAACTTGTATATAAGGACACATCATGGCACGTACCACGTTCAGCGGCCCAGTCGCTTCAACTAACGGTTTTATTGGTGCAGTTACAGGCAACGTAGCTGGCACAGTAACACTACCAACTTATACAGTAACATCAGCTAATGCATTGGCAACTAAGCCAGCAGGCCAAATCATTTATGTTTCTAATGGTTTAGCAGGCGCACCTTGCATCGCTGTTGGTAACGGCACAATTTGGGTTTCTCCAGCCGGTACAGCTATTTCAGCAACCTAATTAATCTAGGGGCTTCGGCCCCGCTAACAATTTAGGAGATTAATTATGGCAATGCAATATGATGTAAAAGCAGCGCACACAGACGCAAGCGCTAAAATTATTACTGGTCCAGTTCGAATTAAAGGCTATCAAATAGCCTCTGGTGGAACGGCTGGCGAGATTCAGTTTTGGGATACCACTGGTAATTCCGCTACTGGAACAGAACGTTTAACATTAAATGTTACTACAAACACCGCTATTATTTCTACATTGATACCAGGTGAAGGTATTAGGTTTGATCTTGGTGTATATGTAGTACTGCCAGCTAACGCAGCAGTTACAACGTTTTATGGCTAAGAAGACGCCTTCTCTTGCAGTAGGTCGTGGAGAAAAGCTCCCAGTGTCGAAAGGCGCTGGGCTTACAGCTAAAGGCCGTGCTAAGTACAACAAAGCGACTGGATCAAACTTAAAGGCTCCACAGCCAGAGGGTGGTCCACGTAAGCGTTCGTTCTGCGCACGTATGTCAGGTATGCCTGGTCCAATGAAAGACGAGAACGGTAAACCGACTCGTAAAGCAGCGAGTTTAAAACGATGGAAATGTTAATTTGGAACATAGTTCTTACGGCGTTTTTAGGGATTCTTGGGTTTGTTCTTAAAGAAAAATCTGAAGAAATTAGCCGTTTAAATATTTTAGTAAACAGAACGCGGGAAGAACACGCTAAAGAATATGTAACAAAAGCTGATATGCACTTGGATATTAACCGTGTTTTAGACCGTTTAGACCGCATGGAAAGTAAGCTAGACAGCTATATGAAGGAGAGCAGAAATGCCCTCAACTAGTAAAAAACAAGCTAAATTTATGGCAGCTGCGGCTCACAATCCTAAATTTGCTAAAAAAGTTGGCATTCCAGTAAGTGTTGCTAAAGAGTTTAATACCGCCGATAAAGGCAAGAAGATTGGGGCTAGTAGACCTGACCTTCAAGGTGTTAATAAAAAATCAACCAGCCATGGAAAGATGGCTTTATTTAAAGAAGGTGGTTCTATGAAACATTCAGATATGGCAAAAGACAAACCGATGATGAAAAAAGTGGCTAAAGAAGAAGTTAAAGCCCACGAGAAATCAATGCACGGTATGAAAAAAGGCGGCATGTGTAAAGGCTACGCTAAAGGTGGCGTAACTCGCGCTGACGGCTGTGTATCTAAAGGCCATACAAAAGGCAAAATGGTATGAGAGCCTCCCGTGGTATGGGTGCAGTAAACCCATCTAAGATGCCTGGTAAAAAGGTTATCAAGCGTAAAGACAACCCTCAAGACGTAGATATGTACGCTGAAGGTGGTAAGGTCAACGCCGCGGGAAACTACACTAAGCCTAGCCTGCGTAAGCGGATTGTGTCTCAAGTCAAAGCTGCTGCAACGCATGGTACTGGAGCTGGTCAATGGTCAGCCCGTAAAGCGCAGTTAGTGGCTAAGAAGTACAAAGCTGCTGGGGGCGGGTATAAGTAATGGCGTTAGCTAAAAGCCAACGTTCTTTAAAGGCTTGGGGCGACCAGAAATGGACAACCAAGTCTGGTAAGAAGTCGTCTGAAACAGGTGAAAGATACTTGCCTGAAAAGGCAATTAAGGCTTTGAGTCCGCAAGAATACGCAGCAACTACTAAGGCTAAGCGTGCTGGTAAAGCGGCTGGTAAGCAGTTTGTAGCCCAGCCAAAAAGCATTAAAGCTAAAGTAAAACCGTATAGGAAAGTTAAATGACAACATCTAGCACAACCGCTTTTAATTTAGACCTCAACGATTTAATCGAAGAGGCGTTTGAGCGTTGCGGCCTTGAGTTGCGTACGGGCTATGACTTTAAAACAGCTAGACGTTCATTAAACCTGCTTACTGTAGAGTGGGCTAATCGTGGCATCAATTTGTGGACCGTAGAACAGGGCCAGATTACGATGAATACTGGGCAAGCTACATACGCACTGCCTAACGATACAATTGACCTTTTAGACCAAACCATTCGTCAGAACAACGGTACGCAGAACCAGATCGACATTAACATCAGTCGTATATCTGAACCTACATATATGACCATTCCTAATAAGTTGACCCAAGGGCGCCCTATTCAGGTGTGGATTAACCGCCAGTCTGGCCAAACAAACGCTATAGCATCGACGACTTTAAATGGCGCTATCAGTGCTACCGATGTGACTATTACTTTAACTTCAACAGTTGGTTTGGCTACATCAGGCTTTATTAAGATTGATAACGAAACAATTGTTTACTCAAACATCAGTGGTAATCAGCTTTTAAACTGTTCTCGTGGCCAAGCAAACACCACGGCGGCTTCTCATTTAACCGGTGCTTCCGTATTTACTCAAAACCTACCGTCTATTAACGTGTGGCCTACCCCTAATGCTGGTGGTGGTTATGTGTTTGTGTATTACCGCTTACGCCGTATGCAAGACGCTGGTAGTGGTGTTACTGAACAAGACATTCCATTTAGATTTGTACCGTGCATGGTAGCTGGCTTGGCTTACTACATTGCTATGAAAAAGCCCGAAGTAGCTCCAGACCGTATCATGATGTTAAAAACAGATTATGAACAACAGTTTCAGTTAGCATCAGAAGAAGACCGTGAAAAAGCACCGATAAGATTCGTCCCAAGGACCATTTTCTATGCCTAATCGTTTTGCTTCTGGTAAGTACGCTATTGCCCAATGCGATAGATGTAACTTCCGCTACAAGCTGAAAGAACTGAAACGGTTAATTATTAAAACCAAGAACATTAACATCTTGGTTTGCCCAGAGTGTTGGGAACCTGACCAGCCGCAGTTGTTATTGGGTATGTACCCAGTCGATGACCCGCAAGCGGTTAGAAACCCTAGACCCGATAGCCCTAGCTATTATGTAGGCGGGCAAAGTGTAAACGGAGACCCGACAGGTGGTAGTCGAGTATTTCAGTGGAACTGGAATCCTGTCGGGGGCGCAAGGGATGGCGGCTTAACCCCAAATAACTTAGTAGCTCAAGCCCAGTTAGGCACAGTTACGGTGGTGACATCATGAAAACATGTACAAAATGTGGTTTTGTTGGCGAAAACGATAAATTTTATAAACAAAAAACAAACAGTAAAGATGGGTATCAAAGCCATTGCAAAGTATGTGACAACGGTAGAAAACTTGCTTGGAAACAGGGTAACCCTCAACTCGCCGGTTTATACGCAAAAACCGCTGAACAGAATAGGCTTAATGACCCAAAACGCAGGGCGTACAGAAAGCAACTAAAAAAGACCCCCGCGATGAAAGCCATAAATAATGCTAGCTATGCTAAACGAAGAGCAGCTAAAATATGTAGAACACCTAAATGGTTAACGGAGCAAGACCATAAGGTTATGAAAGCGTTTTATTCTGTTGCACAAATGCTAACTAAAGTTAATAATGAGGTTTGGCACGTGGACCACAATATACCGTTGCAGGCCAAGTTAGTTTCTGGTTTACACGTACCAAAAAATCTGGTATTAATGCGTGGTATAGAGAACGAAACAAAACGCAATTTTTATATTGTTGGTTAATTAGGAGTAAATCATGGGTTATAAGTCAGGCGCAGATGGTATTACTAAACAGGGCAAAACTAAAGGTAAAAACCTTGGTGATTCAGGCCCATCAGTAGGCATCCAAAAAGGTGTTAAAGGTTCTGGCGGCAAAACAAATGCCGACATGAAAAAAATGGGTCGTGGCTTAGCTAAAGTCGCTGCTCAAAAACGAGGTTAATCATGGCTTACAGCATGAAAAAAGGCGGGAAAGAAGTAGGCCCAGCTTCTGTATATGCTGAGCCACACACTATGGACGGTAAAAAGATGAAGAACCTAAAAGACGTGGTTACTAAACCAGGTAATGGTGTTGACCAAGTTAATATGTCTGTTGGCGGGTATACTAAAAAAACCAACGATGTTATTAATAAACACGGCGAAATGAAGATTCGTGGTACTGGTGCAGCTACTAAAGGCACTAAAGCTCGTGGACCAATGGCCTAATGAATTACACAGAGTTATCCGCTAGGATTCAAGCGTACGCTGAAAACGATTTCCCAGCTTCGGCTGGTAATTTGACATCTGCCCAGCAGATTGCTACGTTTGTTGAACAAGCTGAAGAACGTATTTATAACAGTGTTCAGATCCCTGCTTTGCGTAAAAACGTGACAGGTACAGTGACCACGGCTAATAAATACTTGGCTTGCCCTAGTGATTTTCTCGCGGTGTATTCAATGGCTGTGGTAGCTGTTAATGGTGACTATGAGTACCTTTTGAATAAGGATGTAAACTTTATTCGCCAGGCTTATCCAAACGCTACCACCGATGTGGGAACCCCAAAATACTATGCTTTGTTTGGCCCTCGTTCTGCAAACCCAACAGAGTTAGCCTTTATTCTTGGCCCAACGCCAAATGCTAACCTAACGGTTGAGCTTCATTATTTCTTCTACCCGCAGTCTATTGTTACCGCTGGCACTAGCTGGCTTGGTGATAATTATGATCCAGTATTACTTTACGGCGCATTAAGAGAAGCGTATATTTACATGCGTGGTGAACCTGATATGATTGCTAACATTGAAGCAAAATACCAAGAAGCTATTGGTCAATTAAAACGTCTTGGCGATGGTTTAGAAAGAAACGATGCTTATCGCGCTGGACAAACAAGTTTGCAGTACAACAAGTTATAAACAGGAGTAAAAAATGGCCTTTACAGGTAACTACATGCCAACGTCTTTCAAGATTCAACTCTTGAATGGCTTGCAAAACTTTTCAGCTAACACGTTTAAGATTGCTTTGTATACAAACTCAGCAACTTTAGATGCCAACACAACTGTGTACACAACATCAGGTGAAGTAGCTACTGGTGGTAACTATGTTGCTGGCGGTAACACTCTGTCTGTTACTACAACGCCAACTAACGGTGGATCAGGTACGACAGCTTACATTGACTTCGCAGATACTACATGGGCATCGGCAACAATCACAGCTCGTGGAGCGTTGATTTATAACAACAGTCAATCAAATGCTGCTGTAGCCGTGTTGGATTTTGGTAGCGACAAGACATCTACAACTGGCGATTTTACAGTTCAATTCCCAGCTGCTACGAACACAACAGCTATCATCCGCATCGCTTAATAGGAGCCTGACATGGCTCTTGTACTAAAAGACCGCGTTAAAGAGGTTACAAGTGTAACCAGCACAGGTACGGCCACGCTACTAGGCGCGGTTGTTGGATTTCAAACGTTTAACACTGCCATCCCTACAGGGTCAACGGTGTATTACTGTATTGCTGGGCAAGGCACATCCCAATGGGAAGTCGGTGTAGGTACGTTTACAGCCCCCGATCAATTAAGCCGAGATACTGTTTATTCCTCTTCATCAGCTGGAGCGCTAGTTAATTTTAGTGCTGGTACAAAAGATGTATTTGTTACTTATCCATCTGAGCGCGCTGTTTTTGAAGAAACAGATGGAACTACTGTTTTACGTCAAGGCCCAATTACAGTTGTTGGTGCTAATGCCAGTTCTTATACAAGCTTTGGAGCTTCTTTAGGTGAGTTTTACGCTAATACGCCTGGTTTTGCACAGTTATATGCACAAAACTTAAATAGTTCCGCTAACGCCTCTACAGATATTGTTGCGTATAACAACCTTGGCGATGGAGTCAATAACTTTATTGATATGGGTATTTGTAGCTCAAGCTATACAGATGCTGCGTTCCCAATTTTTTCACCAGGTTCAGGTTATGTATACAACGATGGCGGCGTATTACTTGTTGGTTCAGCAACAAATAACGTAACAGTTTTTGCTGGTGGTGTAGATACAAACAACGCTGTAGTTACATTTGGTACAGACTTAAGTACTTCCTTTAAGGGTAACGTTGCAATACCAGGTACGTTTACAGCTAACGGTGCAGCTGCTTTTGCTAATACAGTTACTTTAAGCGCTAACCCAACCTTGGCGCTACAAGCCGCCACTAAGCAGTATGTAGACAATCAAGTTACTGCTGGATTGCATATTCACGAACCTGTACGAGTTGAAACTACAGGCAATTTGACCGCCACTTATGTGCAGGGTGGAACTACATTTAACATTACAACCATTACAAGCGGAACGACTGTAACCACCTCGGCTAACCACGGGCTAAATGTAAATGACCAAATTTGGTTGTACAGCACTGCGGGTAACGGGCTGACCACAAACACTGCTTACTTTGTGTATTCCATCCCAGCGCTAAACCAATTAACGTTGTCATTAACTTTTGACGGTGCGCAGATTACAGGATTGACCAACGCTTCTGGTTTAACTTACGCCACACGTGCTAACTCTGGCGTCGGAGCTACATTAACTAATGCGGGAACTCAGGCTGCGTTAAACGTTGATAGCATAGCTTTAAGCTCAGGCAACCGAGTCATGGTTCGCCTACAAACAAACGGTGCAGAAAACGGTGTATATACAGTTACAACAGTTGGCAATGGCTCAACAAACTGGGTGTTAACACGTGCCACTGATTCAAATAGAGTAGACCCAGGCGACCCTGATGGTTTAGGCACAGGCGATTACTTCTTCACACAAGAAGGCGTTATCAACGCGGGTGACTCACACGTTCTGACCACAGAACCTAATACAATGATTATTGGCTATACGCCTTTAACATATACCCAGTTCAGCGGAAGTGTTGATTATGTCGGCGGCACAAACATTAACATCACAGGCCAAACTATATCGCTTACAGGTACAGTTGCGGCCATTAATGGCGGTACAGGCGCTAACACAGTTACCACTGGCGATTTGCTATATGGCTCAGCCACTAATACATGGTCTAAGTTACCAATCGGTACTGGATATAAGTCATTAGTTGTTAATGCTGGTGGTACTCAAGTTGAATGGAACGCTGTTGCCCTTAATCAATCAGGCGCGGTATCAGGATCATTAGGCCCTACAAACGGCGGCACAGGTATTTCTAGTTACACGCAGGGTGAAATGCTTTATGCAAACAGCTCTACACAATTAGATAAAGTAACGCCAAATACCACAACAACTCGTAAATTCTTAAGCCAAACAGGTAACGGTACTACAGCGCAAGCGCCAGGATGGAACCAACCAGATGCTGCTGATATTACAGGTTTAGCTCCTTCAGCAACAACAGACACAGCTAATGCGTCTAACATTACTTCTGGCACGCTTCCAACAGGTCGTTTAACTGGTTCTTATACAGGCATTACGGGTGTAGGTACGATTGCTACGGGTGCTTGGGCAGCTAACGCAATTGCTGTATCTTATGGCGGTACTGGGGCGTCTAACACAACAGATGCCCGTACTAACTTAGGCTTAACAATTGGTACTAACGTCCAGGCTTACAGCGCGACTCTACAAACTGTAGCTAACTTGTCATCAAATGGCTTGTTAAACCGTAGTGCAGCTAATACTGTAACCATTGCTTCAGCAGCTGACATTGTTAGCCAGATTGGATCAACAGCTGTAACTAATGCTACTAATGCTACTACAGCCACAAACCAATCAGGTGGTACTGTAGCAGCTACATCTATTACTGGGACTACAATAGCTATTAATGGAAATGGTGGTGGTAACGACCCTTATGGAACTATAGCTATCACAGAACCAGCCAATGCAAATAACTACTCTTACTATGGTCTAACTAGAGCAGGTCAAGTAGGCTTGGGTATTGGCATATCAGGAACAAACGGGGCTGGTGGTTTAGGTGCAAATGCTTTTTGGATGGGCGGAGCAACTGCTGGAACTGCTGGAGTATTAAGCGGTACTGCATGGATAGCTTTTAATTCCTCTTCTTTTGTTGCTGCAGGTAACGTAACCGCTTATTCAGATGAACGTTTAAAGAAAGATTGGTCTAGTGTAGGTTCTGACTTTGTTGAACGATTAGCAGAAGTTAAGTCAGGAACATATACAAGAATAGATACAGGAGAAAGACAAGCTGGAGCTTCCGCACAAGCTATGAAAGAGCTATTACCAGAAGTAGTAGTCGGTAAAGATACTTTATCACTCGCATACGGTAACGCTGCTCTAGTAGCTGCTATTGAACTAGCAAAGCAGGTTGTCGAGCTTAAGAAAGAAATCGAACTGTTAAAGGCTAGATAATGCCATTACCAACATCAGGTACAATTACGATGGCTCAGATTAATGCTGAGTTCGGTAGAGGAAACGACTTAAATTCTTATCGTGGAACTACTTGGTACACAGCTGCTGGTGGTTCAGGTACATTTCCTACTGGAGCTATTAGCTTCAGTGATTTCTATGGTAAACAATTAGCAAGTCCTGCTTTTAACTTTACTATTTCAGCTCATCAAAATCAAGCTAACCTAAGAACTCTTGCAGTAAATGCTGGGTGGAATCAATCGTCACCTGTTACTGCAACTATTGCTAGTGGTATTTATATTTATTCTACCGATATTAACGTAGCTGCTTTAACTATTAATGGATCATTTCCTAATGGTGTAACCTTAGTCAATAATGGTTATATTATGGGTCAAGGTGGAAATGGTGCTTCTGCTACTGGGTCAGCTTATAACAGCATATCTAGCGGACAAAATGGAGGAGCTGGTATTTCTCTTGGTGTTTCTTGTACCATTTTTAACAATAGTTATATTGCTGGAGGCGGTGGTGGCGGCGGAGGCGAAGGTCAAACTGGTCAATACGGATCTAATTCGCTAGGAGGAGCAGGTGGTGCTGGTGGTGGTACAGGTGGTACGAATTACAATTCGTTGAATACTGGTGCTCCATATACAGCTGGCGGTGCTGGTGGTGGTTTAGGAGCTTCTGGTGCTAATGGAAGTTTTGCTGTTGGATCTTATACTGACCACGGGTCTGGAGGAGGTGGTAGGATTTTCCCTTCTTCTAGAACAACACAAGTCAATGCCAGAGCAACTGGAGCTAACCCGGGTTTAGGTGGTTCTGGTGGTGGTACAACAATAAAAGCAGTAGCAGATACTTATGGCGGTGCACCTCAAGAAGCTGGCTCTTCAGCAAGTGCAAGTGCAGGAGTTACTGGTGGCGGTGGAGGTGGTTGGGGTGCTTCAGGTGGTTCAGGATATAATGCAGTAGGTCTTTATGTAACTGCTGTTTATATTGCACCTTTTGGAGCAGGTGGAAAAGCCGTAGCTCTTAATGGAAATAGTGTTTCGTGGGGAGCTACTGGAAATAGATATGGAGCTATATCGTGATAGAAATCATAAAAGTATTAAACCCTGTAACAGGCGAATATACAGATTGTGCAAATATAGAAGAAGCTAAAATTGAGATGTGTAAATTAGCTACCAGTATTTATTTACAATATTCACACAACACACCATTAATAAAAGTTTTAATAGATGAAAACGGATTTGAGCATTGGTCAGGGATAGATAACGGTACTGAGTTACCTGTAGAATATTTATTAGAGGGAGTTAAGGATGCGAAATCTATTAACTAAAACACAATTTGACATTGCCTCAATACCAGAATCTTGGAATAACGTAGAAGATTTTTATGATTGGTGGGTACAAGCTGGTTGTCCTTTTTTATTTCCAAAGAATGTTGAAGTATTTAAGTCAGATGATGCAACAGCTGTTTGTGTTTTTAGAAAAGGACAGTTTCAAATTGAATTGTATTTAATTCATGCACAACCAAAAGTACCTATTCATGAGCATCCTAATGTGGAAGTAATTAAAGTAAGAGCGTCTGAAGATTTATTAGAGCCTAGTCCAGTTCTCCATAATGGACAATCTCACGGAGCTGGTATGCGTCTTGAAGGAGCTGCTGTAGGATTTCCATTATTTGCTGTACAACATTGGAAAAAGAATTTAATACCAACAACAGTGGCTGCTCAATGGAAGGGCAAAACTGTTGGTCATTTGCAAGAAAACTTAATACGAAGATTTTACCCTAATGCTTTAGTACTTGATGGATATGCTGACGTAACAAAAACAATGGACTATTTAGAGGAACTTAAAAATGCCAAGAATACTTGAAACAGAAGTAATGAATGATCCTTTGTCTGTTGATGCTTACACTTTTATGACAAAGCAACCGCCAAATTTAGTAAGCGCTTTTTTAATTTCTACGTTATTGGCGAATCGGTCTGTTTTAAAAATAGCCGATATAGGATGTGGCCCATGTGGGTATCATCAGGAACTTTATAGTGTTTACCCTAATGCTACTATTGATGCTTATGAAGCGTCAACACCGATGCTTGTTGAGGCTGCAAAGATTATTAACCCACAGAAAACAACTCTTGTAGAAGCATTTTTACCAGATTATCCGCTGCCACAGGCGCAATACGATATTGTATGGGCTTCTATTTTCTTACATCAGCTCCCAGATGCGGTAGTTGCCTGGAACGCCATTAAACAGTTAGGTAAACCTGGCGCGTCGTTTATTGTGTTTGATTTAATACGCGTGGAAGATGAAACAACTTGTTGGAATATTGTAAACGGTTTTACACCTGATGCCCCTCAAGCGTTTAAACAGGATTTTGTTAATTCATTAAGAGCTTCTTTTATTGTTTCAGAAATAGAACAGCAATTAACAGCAACTGGCTTAACAGCTACAATTGAGGTACAAGAAGTTTTTACGAATTGCAGCGTTATGACTATACGAGGAACGCTATAGTATGTTTGCAGCCTCGTCATTCGCAGAAGCCCCATTTGCCAGCGGTTCGGTAAGTGAAGGCACGGTTGCGTATCCTGAAGGCGTATCTGCTACTGGCCAAATAGGCACCCCATTTGTAATTGGTACAGGTTCTACGGCTACTACTGGCGTTGAAGGTATTGTTTACGTAGGTACGGTTTCTGTAGTTGGTGAAGCCAATATTGATGTTACAGGCTTACAGGCCACAGGACAGATCGGCAACGTCAGCATTATTAGTGCGGCGGTTATATCGGTTACAGGCGTTCAAGGTACCACTGCTCTAGGCACAGCAACTGCTAATGCGGCGGCTGTTGTTACACTTACTGGCTTACAGGCTATTGGCTCTATAGGCAATGTGTCCGTTGCTGGTAAAGCAGTCATTGATGTAACAGGTGTTGTAGGTACAACATTCTTAGGAACCGCGGTAGTTGATGCAGCGGCAACAGCAAACGTTACTGGTGTAGTAGGAACCACTGCTTTAGGTAATGTCAGCATTATTGGTAAAGCTATAGTCACAGTTACGGGCGTTTCTGCTACAGGAATCGTTGCTCAAGTGCTTGTTTGGGGTTTAATTGATGACGAGCAAGTGCCAAATTGGGCGCAAATAACCACCACAGAATCACCAACTTGGGCTAATATTACAACATCTGAAGACCCTACTTGGGTTAATATACCGTCATAAGATAAGGAATTAATATGGCACTTCCAATTAGTATACCTAATACATTCGCAACGGAAACAAACAATATTCCGTTAAGTGAGATAGACGCCAACTTTACAACTGTAGCAAACGCGATCAATGGTATTGGAAGCGGCTTAGAAGCTTTGGCAAACGTTGCGGTAACAGGCGGAACAATTAACGGTGCAATAATTGGTGGCTCTAATGCTGTAGCGGGTACATTTAGTACATTAACGGCTAATGCAGCAACGGTTACATCCCTGACTGTTACAACAGGTGGTGGAGTTGCTCCGACTGGGTCATTAACAATGTGGGCCGGTGCTGTTGCTTCCCCTCCTACAGGCTGGTTAGCATGTAACGGCGCTAACGTTTCCAGAGCAACATATTCAAGTTTATTTGCGGTTATTGGTACCGCTTGGGGCGTTGGTGACGGTTCGACAACTTTTACACTGCCAAACTTATTAAATAGATTCCCAGTTGGCGCTGGTAGTACTTACGCTATAAACGCAAGTGGTGGAACAACAACTGCAGCAGGGGCTATTTCTGGTACTGTAGGTGATACAGCTCTTACAGAAGCTCAAATGCCGCGCCACTTCCACCAAATGGTTGGTCCAAATAGTATTACCGCTCCTCAAAACCAGACAGGTAGTTATGGAAACTATGGTGGTGGAACACCAGATGATGCTGCAATTTCTTATGGTACTTGGTCTACAGGTAACGGCGCTGCTTCTGGTTCACAGACAACAGGAACATCTAGCGGCGCTTCACATACCCACTCATTTACAGGAACATTTACAGGTACAAGTGGAGCTAACTTACCACCGTATGTTGCGGTAGGGTACATTATTAAAACATAAGGATAAAAAATGGCATCAACATTTTCAACCGACCTACGATTAGAGCTAATTGGTTCCGGCGAGCAATCAGGCGTATGGGGCAGTACAACTAACTTAAACTTAGGCAGTCTTGTTGAGCAGGCTGTGGCTGGGGTTGAGACCATTGCTATTACTTCAGCAAACCAAGCCCTTACCGCGTTTTATGGCGCAATAGACCAATCAAGAAATGCTGTATTAGTATTAAGTTCTAGCGCCGCAGCTAACGTTTATGTACCTCCAGTAAATAAAGTGTATGTCGTTAAAAACACTGGAGCTTTTGGAATTACCATGTACAACTCAACTGTGTTGGGAAATACAACCGCAGCAGGTTCAGGTATAACAGTTGCTTCTGGTGCTACCGCGTTTATGTTTACTGATGGTGGTAGTTTTTACCTTGCGAGTACTCCAGCGGGTGTAACCACAGGTACAGGTAGTGTAGTTCTTTCAGTAAGCCCAGCTTTAACGGGAACACCTACAGCCCCAACAGCCAATCTTGGAGCTAATACAACACAGATAGCAACTACGGCTTTTGTAACAGC